CAATGATATCGTCCCCGTACACGCGCACCTTGCCGATGAAGGACTTAACGTCCTTTCTCGTCAACGGGCGATTGAGCACTCGCTCTATCCCTAGAAAGACGCAGGTTGTGAAAACCAACGCCTCGAAGGGGAAGCAAAGTGCTGAACCCATAGACGCAAACTTGGCTAGGGGTATAACCCCATTGCCAGGCACTGCAGCCTTCTGCGACCGGGTAGCGAATACCACCTCGCGAGAGATGGTGTGACGCTCCAATAGGCCACTTACATGCTGCATCGAGACACGGTCCGATGCTTCACTCAAATCGAGTGTTGCCAAGGTTCCATCCCTGGATCCTTCTTGGGCGAGCAGCTGGTTTATTTGCTGCCCATCCTCGTCGAACTTAACAAAGTGGCGGGCGAAGTCATCGTTCGCCACTTGCCGTACCATTACCTCGAGAACTCCCTGCTGCATATATTGCATAGCAGCAGGCTCGATGGCGATGATGCGTGGTGTCTTGAGCGTTTTAGGAACGGTTATGACCCTCACGGGTCTCTCCGCTCCGGGTTCGAGAATGTTCACTGCCACGAGTCGATCAAGAAATGACTCGCTGGATATTAGGTTCTCCCAGTGCGAAAGCCCTGGAATTTCCTCCATCCTGGCAGGCCACTCAGATTGGATAAACTTTGCGTTTCCGCGAAGCATATCTGCAGTGGCACCGGGGCCGTGCTTTGGGAGGAGGCCTTCAGCGAAGATCGAATTATCGATCCGACTGAAAAGCCGACCCCAAAGAAGACGGCCAATACGAGTATAGTCATCCAGTATTTCTGGGTGGCTTTTAACCTCGTGTTCAAACTGGAGAACATTCTTCTCACACTCCATATAGTTGCGAATCGCAGCCCGCTCGCGGAATTCCGCGCACGGGAGGTCAATCTTACCGTAAAGCAGACAAATCTGCCTCACGGCAAAGATCGCCTTAATCTGTGACTCGCTCCTTGGGAGCAATCGACCCGACTTAGGGTCAAATACGAGCCCGAGGAAACCTCCCAGAAATCGTGGAAGGGGCCCTCCTCGTTTGTCAGCAAAACCGGCAAACGAGCCAGGGGTGACCAGGCCTAGGTCGAGGCATCTTTCGAAGTCTCGGCCATATCCTGGCAGGGTGATTGTAACAAACGACCACCCTTCGTATTCAAACCGTCTGGAGACGGTGTTCCAATCTCCAGTGGTGCTTGTGCTGCATCGATACCCAAGATCCTTGAGTATCAGGTGCAGGAGTTCGATTTGGCTTTTCATGACTTGCGACTCCTCATTAAAGTCGTTAGGTCATCCAGAGCCATGTCCCGGACGGTAGACAGGGTACCATACTCGCTCTCGCGAGATCCTGTCTATACCGAATCCTGGAAAGTCAGCTCTCACCACCAATAACTTTGGTGATGAGGGCCCCAGACGAGGCGGAAAGCTGCGCCAAAAGCGCATCCACCAGATACTTGACCTCCGCGTTGGTGAAGCCATTCTTCGGATGGTCGACGACGAGCTGAACGCTCATCGAAGACCGCGAATTCTGGCTTGGAACCAGCGCGTCGGCCGAGATCTTGTCTTGGGACAGCTTGATCAAGCGACGGAACCTCTTACCATCCTGGTGAGAGACCAGCTCGCGAACTAGCCCATCGACCGACTGATAGCCGGCCGAGCTAGGACCGTTGCCGACACGGGGCAAACTCGTGGCGACACCGTTGATCGTAACTGACTGAGGATCGGTAAACATGGTGTAACTCCTGACTTGTTGTTGGGATGCACCATTTGGTACATCCAACGCTGAGGCTTGCCGGGAGGATCTACTTAGATCCCCCGGTCGTTCTTCAGCGATACGGTGCTCTTAGTCATTCCAAGAGCTCCAAGGATGGCCCACTGGCCCGGAGTGAACTCCGAACTGTTGCGACCAAACCCATATGGGGTAGCCCGTTGGCGATTCTTGCTCATTATGTGCGAGAACGCCGCGGGGTATCCGATGTTATGACCATCACGGTCAAGCACCGGTTCCTTCGTTACCCAGGTCCGTATAGCATGAGTTTCATGCATTACGTACCCATAACGAACTACCAAGCTGTCTTTACTGAGCAATTCAACGTTTCTCAAAAATGAGCCAACGTTGATATGCCAGTCAATCAGCCAGGACCAGGGTGTAAGTTCCCAGAAAAGGGCGGCATCAATTGTCGTCCCCAGCAGCTTATCAGCTAGCTGTTCGTACCTTTCCGCTTTACCAAGGAAATCGTGCGCCTCAGCAAGGTGGTAGGAAAACGCGCCTGAGAACCAAGCTCGTTGCCGGACAGAGTCCGACACCGAGCGTGCACCTGACACGCTACTAAAGTACTCCGACGTCACGTTTCCAACTGGCGAGAAATGATTTATCGCCAATCCGAGCGGTTGATCGGGGTACTCAGTCAAAGTAGTCGTGTCAAAGAGGTCAGTCTTCCGGCGTACTATTTTGCCGGAATCCCGTTGGAACTGCGCCAATATCTTAGACGCGTTCTTCACGGACTGCGCAAGTTGGGTAATGTCGCGTAAAAGCGGCTTTATCCCGAACTCAATGTTCAGATACTCATCGCCAGCGACAGCTGCAGCTTCTCTTTTGCTGTAGCCTCGTCCTGACGTGGCGTTAGTTCCGCTTCTTGCGGCGTTTGCGCCTGAGTGTAACATCTTAGCACGGAGTTCTGCACCGGGGATATGAGGGAGTTTCTCCCTCAATTCTCCGAGCATCTGCGCGAGATTGGCCTCCGGAGATGTTGGAGCAGTCTTACTAATACCCTTTGACCCATCCACATCCATTTGATTGGTAGTGGGTAGGGTGAAGAGTGGATAGTAATCGAGCAAGGCAGACCTATCGAGCCATAGCGCTCCTGTATAGATCCACCTACCTTGACCAAACGCAGTCGGCGTACTGACCCTCACATTTTATGCGAGATGTCAAACCACCGCTTCGTCGAGTTAAAGGGGTGCCCGTTATCATAACGGGTCCTATGCTCATGACTGACTCGCCCGCGCAACTGCGCGGTCGATAGATCCTCCAAATCTCCCTCTTCAGTGTGCAGTCTATCCGTTCTAAATGAATAGGTGGTCTGCACGCCGTCACCCACGCCAGAGAAATCATTCCAGGAATTATAGCCGTCGTACTCCCTCGTGTGAGTTCCACGATACTTGGGAGCCGGCAGCAACCTGGTCTGAGTTACATAAGGCATGGGTGGGTCCTTCCATATGGTCGCACGCACCTGATGATGCGCACAAGTACCCGGGGCCCCG